TTTATTTAATAATTCATTTCTCTCATCCAAACTCAACTCTCTTGTATACATTTGCCAACTGTGGTGACAAGGTGGAAGTACCATTTCATCTAATTCACCAACATTCCAAGCATTAACCATTAATCGTCTTGAATCAGGGTTTGTTTTAAGGTCATTGATTAGGTTTTGAATTTGATCTATGGGTTCTTCATACCATCCTTCACCACTTCCATCTTCTAATATTACAGGATTGTTCCACTTTCTCCATTGCTTACCATAAATTGGTCCTAATTCACCCCATTCTTTTGCAAACTCATCATCGGTTTTAATTTTGTTGATGAATTCTTCTTGCGTACATGGACCTATTCTTGGTAGTTTCTCCGCCCATTTATTCATGTAATTCTTATAAGCGTCACCATCCCAAATATGACAATCGTTATCAACTAAATACTTAATATTTGTATCACCTCTTAAGAACCATAGCAACTCAGTCACCATTGTCTTCCAAGCCATTTTCTTGGTTGTAAGCAAAGGAAATCCATCTGACATTTTATGTCTAATAGTATAACCGAATATTGATTTAGTACCAGTACCAGTTCTATCACTTTTTTCAACACCATAATCTAATATAGTTTGAAGCAAGTCCTGATATTGTTTATCTAATTTATTCATTATTTCATTTTTATAGTCGGAATTGTACCTTTAGTTGCTTCAAAAAATTCATATTGATCTAGCTCATCTTCATGTAGACTAATCAATTGTTTATTTATAGTGTTTTCCTCTGATAAAATTTCATCCATCCAAGCAAATAAAACAACATCCCCTTCCTTAATTTCTCTACCTGAATGGAAATGTTTATTTGTGAGTGTATCAATAACTTCCTTTGTTGCTCTTGGAGTTGTCTCAAGCTGATCTTTAAAATACTGTTTCATATTATTTATAATTTATTTTTTCATATTATTTACTATATAAACCATAAAACCAATTATCCCAACCGCGCTTGATTTTCTGTACTTTAATATCAAACCTACGTTTAGCACAAGTAAAAACATACGTTTGTGGTTTTTCCTCGGTTGACCTAGAATACGCTTTCATAGCCTTACCAAACTTATACTTAAACATATCAAATAAAAACCAAAACATCTTTTGTTGCTCAAAACTCTCAAACAACCATCTACCACCTTTATACGTGGCTATTTTCTTCATATCAGCACCTCCACCCTCGTGTGCTGAAAACAATTCAAAACAATCTCTTTGTGTTTTAAACACTAGATATTCTGTCTCACTTAAATTATACGTAAACATAACTTTTATTTAACAAATAATCTTTTATACCAAGGTAAGTTTTTCCAATCATCTTTTCGTCTCTGAAAGTCAAGCATATCACGTCGCATTGTATTTATTTCTGATTTTAATTCATCTATAAACTTTCTTTCTTTCTCAAGCTCATCACTTAACTCTTTTACTACCTCATTTTCATCACACCCAGCAACATAATCAACAAAGTAGTAATCAACATAAGAGCCTACATGACCCCAACCTATATGAGGTGTTTTAATTTTAGCAACTGTTCTACTTTCAACAACTTTTCTTAAATTGTTAAGTTCGGTTTCCATGTTGTCGAACTCTGTTTTATTTAATATAACTTTTTTATCGTCCATAACTTATTTTTTAATCTCTATCTCTACCTCCGTTATTGTAAGCACCTAAATCTTCGTAGTTGTTATCTTTATCTTTTACTAACCTATAGATACTATAGTAGAGAATTATTGTTGCTCCAATAAGTAAAATAGGTATTGATACTTTAGGAAACATAACCATAAGACATACCAAACTACCTATAAGTGATAAAATTGCTATTGTTTTTAAATGTGCTACCATAACTTATTTTTCTTCTTTAAATTTGTAAATGTATGTTGTATCTGCTTTACCATCTTTGATTACAATTTCAATTGATGGTTTGATTTGGTGTTTTACTTTATGATCTTGTTTATAAAACACATAACCTCCTAAAGTAAACGCACACATCAATGCTAATGTCATTCCTGCGGCAAATAAACTTTCCATGTTTTTATCACCACCAATTACTTTCATTGCAAATGCTATAATCATCATTAACACACCTACAAATACTAAAAATCCTAATATAAATCCCGTCATAACTTATTTTTTAATCCAAATTTTAGCCAACGCGGTACCGGTCCACCAACCAATAGCACAAGAACCAACCAATGCTTTTAACATATTAAAAGCCGGATGCATAGTAACTCCAAATACAATAAGTATCATAACAGTAACTACAATTTTAATCGATTTTCTTTCTATATTATTTAACATAACTTTTATTTTTCTCTATTACCCCGTGAATATACGTTAGATTTTCTGAAAAGCCAAATCCTTTATAACTTTTTCCGCAATCTTTTTATGTCCCTTAGGATTCATATGACATAACCCATCCCAACAATCGGTCCGAGCCACCACCCTAGTATCTATCACGCGTGCACCCTCTAAATACGTATTCATTAGCCTTCTCTGAAACTCTGAATATCTCCAAGCATACATATCGTTACTAGTTCTTGTACACTTGACCGGATCAAATCCAGTTAGTACAACACATTGTACCCCTAATTTAGAACACATTTTGGCTATACCTTTAATATTTTCGATTGCCTCCTCTATTTGTATGCCGCTTGCATACATATCGTTTGCACCCCCGTATACAAAACAATAATCGTATTTGTTGCTAAGCTTGTAAACGGCCATGTTTAACATCCAATATGTGGTTTTGCCAATCTCGGAGGGGTTGTCCCCAATTAGACCTGTTTGATCGCACAATACTTTTTGCCAACCGGATTGCCTGTTGGAAGTGTGTGAGTCCCCTATGAATAATGCTTTTTGTCCCTTTACCGAAAATATAATTGGTGTGTCCACATACGTAGTGTCTTGTGGTTGTGGTTTGGACCATATGGCGTAGCTCATTGTAAAACCAAACCCAAATATTAGTGTTGTTATTAGGGTTGCTTGTAGTAACTGTTTCATGAATTTAAAATGTTTTTTAAATGTTTTATAAATTTAAATTGTTAGTTAAATTGTTTTAAATTTTATTTAATTTGTTTTGGGTGTGTTATTAGGTATACTAATGTTTCTATTTTTCGGGATTTAAATACTCCCGTATGTTCTAAATGGCCGCTAAAGAAGTTAGTATATTGGTCTCTTGGAACAGCATACCACATTTGTTCATATGAATTATACCAAAGTACGTAGTTATATAAATTATCCATGTTGTTGTATATTTGTATATATGGATGAAGGATGTGAGGTAGGTGATGCAAGCTTTATTTTTTTAAGCTCGTTATACGCTACTCTAACTACTTCATGTTTACATTTGTATTTATTATTTTTTGTTAGTTCTTTTACTTTATCGTGTAATTCATTAAAAAACCCCTTAGCGTGTGCCTTATAATATAATTCTTCAATTAGTTCCTCATTAGTCATGGACATAAATATGTTACACTAAATGTTTTTCATGCGGTCTTACATATGTAACCCATGGTTGGTTGTGAGCATATTGAATCAAACCTACACCAATTGGCTCCTTACACTTTTTATTTGTGTTGTGATAATAAATTGGACCATCATAAGAAACATATTCATATTCACCATTTGATTGTTTGGTGTAAATGTATCTATCTCCAAAATATGATCTAAAATCACGTTCTGTTACTCGGTACATTTTGTTATCACGTTTAACATAAACGGCTTGTGCGGTATTGAAATCATACCTTAGTTTTTCGGTTTGTCCTCTTTTTTCACTCATTTTACTTGTCCAAATTTAATTTGTTCGATTAGATATTCCAATTCCATAGCGGCAGTATTGTTATCCATCTCTTCCATAAGCAATAATATTCTCATTAGCTTATTGTACAACGTTTCTCTTTCCTCGTTTGTCATAGTGTGAATATACGAAAAATTATTCGGGAAGCAAACCAGCATTTTCAATAGCAAACCAAACACGCTCTTTCCATACCTCGAGCTTTACACCTTCAATCTTGTCGGCATCTTTGTAACCCAACATTGTGTAGTCGGCTAATTTCCATACTAATTCCATTAATTTGTTATCGGCTAATTCTAAATCACCAGATTTTAAAATTGCTTGACATTTTTCCCACATTGGGGTAATTATATTTGTTTTCTTCATAACTTTTATTTATTAATACCAATTTTGATTTATTGCAACGTGACTATATCTAATATTGTCCCATTTGTCTCTACTCCAAACTTTAACTTCATTATAAGTAACATTTTTACCAAATTGGTAACCTACTACCTCAAACATATCAGAAGAACGTTTCAATTGGTTCCATTTTTCTCTACTAATTTTGTTAAATTTCTTCATAACCTTTATTTATTAAATATAATCGTACATATCAAACGTATGTGTATCTTGGTAAATTTCTACTAATTCAAATTCACCTGCTCTTTCATTTAAGCGAGCGATTTCATTAATATAATCTTCTCTAGTTTTTAATGGATAATCAATTTGATTTCCATTATCTAATCTTTTAACACATATACGAACTATGTCATATGATTCAATATAACCAGTTGCTATTTGAGTATCCACTAATTGATTATCAGTGTCAAATGTAAATTTTAAATCGGGATTAATTTCTATTTTTTTCATAACCTTTATTTCTATACCGTGAATATACGAACTTTCTCTTAAAATTCCAAATTTCTTTTTTCTTTTTTTCTGTCATAAACCTTTTTACTGGTTTTAACACGGGTAATCATGTTACGTCTAATGATTTGTTTCACTTGACCTCTTGATAAACCATTGAATTTATTTTCGTCTTGCTCTTTCATTATGTCGTTAATATACGAAAGGGCCTCGTTTGAGGCCCAAAAGTTGTTCATTTAGAATGATTCTAAATAAATTTAATCTAAAATCATATCAAAATAATTCATTAAATCTCGTTTAGCAGGCTTTTTTTCACTTGGAAGAGTAAAAGAATCATGTTTCCATTTAAACCAAGCTTTTTCTATTACTTTTGTAGCTTCTAAAAATTCAGGACCCATCTTTTCAACATATCCCTCATCAGTCCATCTATCCTCATTTAATTTATTTTCTACAAGGTATTTTTTTAAATCAAAGTTATCTGGTTGTTTCATATTGTTTATTATTTAATAATTCCTGCTCTGTGTTGCCACTGACGTTTAATTTGTTCAGCTTCAAACAAATCATCTAATGCTGCTCTAGTACCTTCAAATCCTGGGATTTCAGGTGCTTTTTCTGTTGACATTAAATCTTTAGCAGCATCAATAGCTGCATCTAATCCATTATAAACATCATCACTGCCTACTATACCGTGATATTTTTCTTTAATATCTTCTATAGCTTTAATGAATTCAGGGATACGATCAGGTACTACTGACCATACACCTTCTTTAATTTTATCTTTATTTTCCATAGTTGGTTCCATTTTTCTAATTGAGTCAAGTAAGGTACCTACAAAATATTCTCTACCTTTACTTACTTTAAGAGTAACCCATTTATCTTCTAACCAAACATAAACATAATCAGCACCGGCACTATCAGCGTGTGAATATAAGTTACTAAATAATTCTTCTGGGTCTTCGCCTTTGATTTGTTTTGCTCCGCCTCTATCAAAACGATCTACTGTTCCATCATCATCTATAAATCTAATATCTTCACCATCCATTACTAAACTCTCAGCATCACTTTCTGAATTGAAGATAGTGTTTAATGTTTTACCTAATGCTTCAGGATAGGCATCATAATGTACATAAATGGTATTAATTGTATTTGGGTTTGCTAAATAAGCAATTTGTCCTCTAGTTGCCATATGTAATAAATATTATAAAGAATATTTCAATTTCCAAATATCAATAAAACTTTCACCAACACCACATTCTAAAATAACAGCATTATCAGGTACACCTGGTAAAGTTGGTGCTGAAATAATATAATCAATGTTTTCGTTGTTCCAAACTTTCATTTTGGTTTTAGCATTAGAGCGGTCTGATGTTTTGAATACCATTACTACAGGTTGTCCATTATATGCTCTACCTTTATCAGCTTTAACCTTATCATGTTTATGACCTTTAGGATAAGTTATTTCTGTTTTATAAGGTCCAGTTGCGCTTTTACTTTTATCATAATGCCAAACCATTTTCCAACCTAATTCAGGTTTAGTAGATACTTCATAAAATTCTCTAGTCCATTTATCCAATACTACTGCTGGAGTTTCTTTTGGTCTGCCTCTGTGTTCTGTTTTTTCCATAACCTTTATTATTATGACATGAATATACGAATCATCCTTCAGAATTCCAAATTACCTATACATGACTATTATATTACCAAAATAATGGTCCATTACTTGAATTAAATTCTCATAATCACCACTTGTCATTTCCGTATGAATATAGTTCCAATCTAAATCTAATTTAATAGCTAAATCTCTAGCAATACTTAATAATACAAAAGCATTACCATCAGGACCATTTAAATCGATTTCAATTTTATCTTTTTTAGGACGTTTATTTGTTATCATTTTCTACTTGTAAAATGTGTTTGCACTTTCTAATTTTAGATCTCCAATAACCTGGACAGTCACAAGTCATTTTTAAACCTGATTGTCTAACAGTATAATAATGTTCAGGATTACTTTCAGAATGAAATCTCCAAGTATTTTTTTCTACTGGTATTTCTGATTTTTTAACAGGTCTAGTTACTTCTATATCATTCAAAGTAGTTTCAGGATGAACTTTTTGCCAACTTGGAACAATATATTTATTACCTTTTGAATCAACATACAATGATGGTGTCAAATAAGCATGTTCAAACTCATATTTGAATAAACGACTTGCACAACTAATTAAGCTAGAAGTTGGTTTATAACTACGAGTTGTACCTTTAGTATAGGTAATAAATTTGTTAGTGTAGGTAATTTCTTGACCTAAAATACTTACTTTGTGCTTTTCTATTACTTCGTGTAATGCCATAACCTTTATTATGACATAAATGTACGAAGAGAGATTCAGGAATCCAAATCTCTCTTTACTTTCTTTTTAAGACTTTCTTTAAGTATTTGTACATCTAAAGTTAGAGCAGCACATAAACGCTCCAATGATTCCCAATCATACATAGCTATTTTAACTAGTACTTCATCAGGTATATTTTGGAAAAATTCTATAGCTCCACCCTTAAGCTTCATCTTCTAATTCTTCAAGCCACTTAGATGCTTTCTTTTGTTGTTGTTTTCTAATTTTCTGATTTTTCTTTAAATCATCTAACCATACTTTCAAAACTTCCAATTTTTGTAGATTACTTGTTTTACTCATTACTTTTTGCTTTATTTAAAACTTCATTATTTTCTTTTATACGTTTGTTGAATTTTTTGCTTGAAACTCTACTTTTTTTATAACGTGGGGGTAAAGAATGTTTACCTGTATAATTTTTGTCCATAACTTATCCTTGTCCTACACTTATTTTTTTATAGTTAGTAGCATTTTTAGATTTGCTAGTTTTAGTTTTAGCATGGATTCCAGGTCTTCTTCTTTTTGGTTTCTCTTTGTAAAGCGATGATGCGCTGATTGCTGTTGATTTTTTCTTTGTTGCCATGCTTATACATACGACAACTCATTTTTAAGGTTTAATCCAATTATCTTTGTAATTTTTATTTGAAACAGCATATTGAGCATAACTATTTACAATAGGTTTTCCTGTATTATATCCACCACAAGCAGTAGCCCAATTGCCAGTTGAATTATATCTTGCTCTTAACATTTTCATACTAACCATTACATTTAGATCTATATTAGTACGTAATTCCTTTTCAGTAACATGTCTACCAGCGTATTTATGAGCCCATCTAGTGATAATTTGCATTGGACCTACAGCACCTGCTGATGAGGTTAATCGATGTTCATAATCAAAATCAAATGGGCCTTTATAACGAGTTTCTAACCAAGCAACATTATAAGCAATATGTTTAGGTACTTGGAAACTATCACTCCAATGTTCAATTGATTCATACATTTGGAGTGAGGTAGTTCCCGCAGCTAAATCTAAACGTTCTTCAAAATAATCTAATCTTTGATTAATACTATAGAACATTAATCCTATAATACTCAAAGTGATTATTAGATACCAATTTTTTAATTTAGCGAAATTATTCATTTTATTTAGTAATTACAGGACTTGCAATTTTAGAGGCATACATTTTAAAAATTGTATTACCTACTGAATCACTATAGATAGTATATTGTCCTGTTTTTCTATCCATAATAATTAATTTATCTTCTGAATCAATAGCGATTCGAACTTCTTTGTTTAAAATGGTTTCGTTAACTGCTTTAGGTTTTACTTTTAATTCCTGGAAGTAATAACCTAGACCAAAACCAGCAATCAGAGTTGAACTAACAATAATAATGTTCATAAAGCGAGCAAATGCTACTTTAACTTTTCCCTTGAATTCTTCTGTGATTAAATTTTTCATAACTTATTTTTGTTTGAAATATAATGACAAATTTTTAATATGCCAAATTATTTTGTAGAAGTTTTTTCTTTTAGTTTATTTATTGCCTCTACGATTTTTTGACATTCCTCATATCGTTCTTGCTCGATAAAATATTTTAAGTTTTCCTCTAATGTATCCACAAAGAATTTTCTGTCTAAAGTTAAATCATATATTGCTTGATCTTCAACACAAGCAACAGATAATATATGTACGTTTTTCTTTTTTGTGTTTATATTTTCTAAAATAGATTCAACAATTGCTTTAGCTATTCTAAAATCCTTATTGTCAACCATTTCCTGGAATTCATCGGAATTGTTGACTGTAATTTCTCCTGCCATAATTAAAATAAATTTAAAAAATCTGTGTTAATGTATTTTGTACGTAAGTGATCTGCTTTATCTTGATCTTTTAGTTTTTGAGTAGCGAGTTTCTCAAGGTGTTTTTCCTTTTGTTTCTCGTAATCGCGAACTAACTTATCGTGTTTTTTCTTTTTCACTATTATAAATATTTAAAGTCTAGATACCAAATCATAAGGGTCATCATCTTTAGGTTTTGAATCATATAATCCTAATTCCTTAAAACGTTCTAATGTGTATTCATCTACCTCCCAATCCACTTGACCTTTACTAATTGGTTTATGATCTTCAATAGCCTCAATTTGTTTACCTGTATACAAGTCTCCAACTGATAAGTAATAACAGTTGTAACATAGCATCTCTACATTTTCAAGTGTGTAATTTTGTTTATTACCATTTTTGAAATGCATTAATAAAGGTATTTTATAATCTAATACTCGACGTTCATTAAAACCACATTTGTAACATTCTTCCCTTAAATAACCACCTTCAATCATTCTATATTTGATTTTTTCAGGGTTAAAATTTGAAGGGTCAAGTACACCATTTATAATATCTAAAATAGCAGGTTCTTTTCTACCAAATGGAGCATGACTTAAAAATTTAGGTACTCCTTTGCCTGATTGGTTTTTATGTAATTCAAATAAAGTTTTTCCACTTGCTTCGTCTTTATAAAGTTTCATCCATTTTTTCAAATGTTGATAAGAACAATTTAAATAACGAGCAGCACCACGAACGGACTTAGTTTTGTCCATTGCGTTAACTATAACTTCTTTGGATAACGGTTTTGCTGAAGGCATTATTCCTCCTCTTTTTTACCTATTTTTTTCTCACTAAAACCATATGGAAGGTCTGTTGGTGGTTCTATATTATCAAATAATACATTTCCTTGCTTGCGCATTTTATTTTCAGCTTCCATATATGCTTTATATTCATCATGTTCTAAATGAATAGTTTCTATCCAAGTATGGTCACCCTCACCTTTCATTAATGTTACTGCTCCTTTTTTCTGTACACCAGAACAACTAACACATGTTTTAGCTCCTGGAAGTGCTTTTAATCTGCCTTCAGGAATTAATTCTCCGCATTTAATACAATTCATAACTCTAAATATATAACTTTTATTTTTTTGTTTTTTTATCTATTCTTTTAATTAAGTCCCACAATTGTTCAGGGGTTTCTATAAATGTTTCTTCCTCGTCTTTACCTTCTTCTTGTATTGACAATGGTAATAATTGTTCATTATCATCAAAACGATCATAAACAAACCATAATATCAACTCGGTTTTCCATTCACCGTAAATTTTCAATATCAAATTCTCAATCAAAACATAAAACCCATCATCATATGTTTCCATATCAATACCATAGAGTTCCATATCAAGTGAACGTTGATGTACACCTTCAAACAAATTCACTACATCAATAAAAAACTGTTTAGTATTACTTGATGCTGGTTGTTTTAATTTTAAACTTAAATTTTTTCCAAAATGTTTTAAATTCATATCAGTGTTTTCACTCCAAATATTTTTAAAAATTCTTTTAAAGGTAATTGTTTACGTTCAGCAAAATACTTAGCTGCGTTTAACCTTGAAGTTGATATTGTACGACCAATCAATTCTTGATTCCAATCGTTTCTATTATAAAATCCAAATAACATATTGTTTAAATTATTTCATATTCAATTTCAATATCTGAAAATCCCCAATTGTCTGTGTTTTGAGATGTTTCAAACCATTCTACCCAATCCCAAGCATCATTATAATATTGTTTTGAGGGTGAGGTACCATCATTACCCATTCCTTTATGAGATAAATGATATAAAGGCACATCATAAATAGGTGTTAAATTAAACCCATTTAATACCGCTTTTTTCTGAACATTAGTATCTACGAAACAAGCGCATAACATTTGTTCTTCAAATCCTTTAATTGTGCTCCAAACATGTTTAGATGCTAGTTGAAAATCACCACAACAATTAAATATACTATAATTATCATTTGGTGTTACTCTAGCTGGAAAATATCTTGGTTGGCTTATTTTATCTTGTTCTTCTCTAAATTGTTCCCAATTATCAAATCCCAGTTTTTCTAATTCTGAAATTTCAACATCACGTCTTGAAAAAGTATAGAATGAATTATTATCTGCTGTTGATAAAAAACTATTTAATACTTCTTTACTTGGAGGAATAATATCTATTGTAGTTACAGCTATAAAATCAGCATCACATCTTTGTATAGCCATATTTGAAGCTAAAGGCATTAAACAAGGTTGGATTTTTTCATTATCACCTACTAAAGCTTTAACTGATTCTGGATTGATGATAATATGTTTTATTTTATTTTGTTTTGGGATTCTATCTTCTAATTTCCACAATAATGGACCTTTATCTTCTGGTGAATTCCAATCTACAAACCATAACTCATCAAATGTTTCTAACATTGCTTTAACACAAACTACAATTCTATCATCTTCTTTGTAGTCATCATTTCTACAAACTAATATTGCTGCTGTTTTCATATTGTTGATACTCCTGTTTTTTGAACTACTATTGTTGTACATTCTTGAGCAAAATCAATTGCTGATTTTATATCTCTGGAACGAGCATATTCTACTACTAAACCAGCTAAAAATGTATCTCCAGCTCCTGATACGTCTTTTACAGATACTTCTTTAGTTGGATAATCGATTTTTTGATATGTACAACCATGTTTACCTTTAGTAACAATAGTTTTATCTGCTAAAATATTATCTTTAGATAAAACATAAGAATTATTTTCATATTCACTATAGTTAATTTTAATAAAATCAACATCGTGAGCCCAATCCCCTAATATTTTTTTAGTATCTAAAAATACTAAATGATGTTGAGCTGATATCCATTCAATATCTTGTTCAGATAAAAATCCTTTGCAATAATCACTAATAATAATAGCATCATAGTTACTCCATTTGATTCTATCTAATATTTTTTGAGTTACTGGTTGGCATGAATCATTTTCATCTACTCTTAAAAGTAAATGATTGTATTTAGAACAAACATATCTAATTTTTTTAATTTCATCTACATTAGTAATAAAATCTACTTTATGTCCTAAGGCTTCTATATTTCTAACTACATTACCTGCCATACCTGGAGTTGAGGTTTCATTTTCAGGCATAATAATAGGTACGGGTGCTTCAGGAGCTAGTCGGTTGACTTTTCCATAACGGAAAATGTCAACACAACTGTCTCCAATTACTAAAAATCTCATCGTCTTAAAAATTTACGTCCTGATTTTACTCTGTCTCTCCAATAATTTAATAAGTCTCTCATTGTAGTATCAAATGAAATTTGTGGTTCCCAATTGGTATGTGCTTTAAATTTATCACAATTTGGAATTTGTAAGTCAGCATCGATTGGTCTTAAACGTTCCGGATCAGTTACAATTTCAATATTATCTACAGTTGATTGACTTATTAGAAAATTTAACATATCTCCAATAGTACAAGTATATGTCCCCCCAATATTATAATATTCACCTGCTTGAGGATCTTTAGTTACTAACATATAATAAGCACGAACAGCATCTCTTACATCAGCATAAGTTCTAAGTGAATCTAAATTACCCACATAAATTTTAGGTTCTTGTAATCCAGCTTCAATCATTGCAATCTGTTTAGCGAATGTTGATTCTGAAAATACATCTCCACGTCTTGGTCCAGTATGAGTAAACATACGAGTTGTCATAATAGTCATTCCATATGCTTCAGCATAATATCTACCTACTAAATCAGTCCCTACTTTTGAAATAGCATAAGGTGAAGCAGGATGGAAAGTACATTCCTCATCAATAGGTAATTTATCTTTAGGTACACGACCAAATACCTCACTCGATGCACAAACATGTGTTATAGCGTTTTTATATTGTGATTTACGCAATGCCTCTAATAAATTAGCGGTTCCTAATATATTAGTTTGAAGCGTTTCTATAGGCGCATCAAAACTAGTCTGTGGATAAGATTGAGCAGCTAAATGAAATACATAATTAGGTTTTGATTTATCAATAGCTGTAATTAGTGAAGCTAAATCATTTAAATCACCATAAATAAGTTCAATACGCTCTTTTTTATTGATTTCTTCTGTTAGATGTTCTAAATTATCTAAAGAATCAGTCCAACGAGCCAAACCATAAATTTTCCAATCTGTATTAGTTAATAGGAAGTCGGTTAAATGTGAACCAACCATTCCTGTTATACCTGTAATTAAAACATTAGACATAATTTTCTTTATACCAATTTACTGTTTCCTGAATTCCTTCTTCAAAAGTATAAGATGGAGTAAAACCTAACTCGTTTGTTAATCTTTCTGTACTAACCATTCTAAACGGAATAGTGGTTGGTTTTGTTTCATCATAAATTACTTCTGGGTTTTTACCTGTTGCTTTTAAAATAGCGTTAACAATATCTCCTACTGTTACTGTAGTACCAGAACCTACATTATAAGGTCTCATTGATTCTCCTTTTTCAAGTACTAATAAAGCTGCTTTAACTACATCTTTAACATATAGAAAATCTCTAACTACATCTGGTGTACCCCAAACAACAAATGGATCTTCGCCATCTAATACTCTTTTAATTAATGCTGGTACTACATGACATGTTTTAGGATCAAAATTATCGTTAGGTCCATAAATAGCTGTTCCTCTAGCTAAAGCGATTTCCATGCCTGAGAATTTAGAAACGTGTTCCATTAATTTTTCTCTGTAACGACGCATCCAACCATAACCAAAATAAGCTTTATATGGTTCACCTTCCCAAAATTCATCTTCAGTCAGTGGTCTTCTGATATCTGGATAGCCTGTTGAGCTGTTTAAATCTAAAAATCTTTTGACATTTGATTTATAAGATGCTTCTAATACATTACCTAATACTAAAATATTCTGCATTGAGATTTGAATATCAGTAGGTACGGTTGATGGGTGAGCAATTTTCCCTCCAGAATGAATTACATAATCTGCTCCTTCAATTAATTTAAAACAATCTTCTAAATTTGTTAAATCAATTCCTTCTAATACTTCAAGCCTATCATCTTGAATTTGAAGTGGTTTTTCATGAGTATGAGTTTTTACAATGGCTCCTCTTTCAAGCAACTCAATTAAATAATGAGTTCCAATAAATCCAGAACCACCCGTCACTACTACTTTCTTTCCTTTATAAAAGTTATTTTCCATAATATTCTATTAAATTGTCTAGGGAGGATTTGTTGTATTTTTGGTTCAAGGTAAATATAGGATTTACGAAATCCAAGCTATTTTGATAAACATGTTCACCTAATTTAGTGGTTGAGTTAAAATATTTTTTAACATCTTCTAATTTTACTAAATCATTTGAAACAAAATCCACTACTCCATTATATTGTTTATAATCTTCTGAAATGAAAAATTCAACTAAATCTTTCATTAAAATGTAATTAAATACTGATTCACCAGATAATCCTATACTTTCATCATTATTTTTTAATTTATGGGTATGATTAGGTTTCATAGTATCTCCTAACATCATTGAACATCTCAATATTAAATCATTATTATCTAATAATGTTTCAGCAAATCGTTTAAAATGAGCATACATTGTTGGATTTTCTTGATAAACATCTACTGTTGAAATATAAACAAATTTTTTATAGTTTAGAGATCTTAATCGTTGAGTTAAAAATATATTATCTTCTAAGTATTTTTCATAATCAGTTATAATATTTTCTTTATTAAAAGCACAATGGATTATAGTATCATAATCTTTATACCCAACAAGATTAAAATTATTTCTATCTAAACCAAGTGAATCGGGTAAGTTATTAAATAAATACTTACCCAATCCACTATTAATTCCGGTTATTAAAAAACGTTTCATTAGTGATTTACAAAAGCGTTATAACGTTTATCTAAAATTTCCTTATTGTTCAAGAACCATTCAGTAGTTCTTTTAATACCTTCATCTAATGATACTGAAATATCAAAGCCATAAGATTTAGCTCTAGTCATATCAAATAAACGAATAGCATCTCCACCTGGTTTATCTGTTAACCATTTTACTTCAAGTGGTTTACCTGAATGTTTAACTACCATATCTACTACTTCTTTGATTGAGTATCCTTTACCTGAGCCTAAGTTAATAGGTTGGGTAACTTTATTTTCAACAGCAAATAACATTCCTAAAGCAACATCATCAGCATGGATAAAATCTCTAATTGTAGAACCATCACCCCATACTTCAAGTACTTCATTTTCTTGAGCTTTTCTAATTAATGAAGGTACAACCATAGCATTTGCTGGATTGAAATTATCATAATTACCATAAACATTAGCTGGTCTTACAATAGATACTTTATCCCAACCATACTGAATTGAATAGGCTTCAGCTTGTAATTCGCCCATTCTTTTAGCCCAACCAGCAAATCTATCATTTGGCGATGGAAATGTTGACCAAACAGTATCTTCAAAAAAGACATCAGCTGGAGCATAAACACCAACAGAACTTGTATAAAGATACCATTTAACATCTGCTCTACGAGCTGCTTCCATCATATTAGTATTAAACTGTAACATTGGAACCATAAAATCAGCAGGTTGTTCAGCACACATTTTAGGTGAACCTTTAACTCCCACTAAATTAAAAACATAATCCATACCTTGACAAATTTTTTCACATTGGTCAAAATATCTTAAATCGGCATGGACATATTCTACACCATCAGGTAAATCAGAAGGAATTGTTAAATCAGAAATTGTTACTTTAGCTCCTTTTTCTATTAAAAATTTTACTAAAGAACGACCAATCATCCCTCCACCACCTGTTACTAAAACTTTTTGATTTTTAAACATTATATTGTATTTAATTTTGAACAAAGGTTAATAATTTGACTTGCTGTTAAATCAACATGGTTACCAATATACAAAGCATTATGGTGTATGTAATTAGCAACAGGTAAATTACCTTCTACTTTATGAGGGAATTTTTGTAAATAAGGCTGTAATGCTTGATTACCTCCCCCAGCTGTACCTAATCTATATTCTACTTTTTCTTCTTCTAAAATTTTACAAACATCAGATAATTTACTTCTATGTGAGGATTGTAATACTAAAGGTAAAGCAAAATTACTACTTCCTTTAACATTAAAACTTAAAAAGAATTTACTAGCATTTAAACTCATTAACCAAGTATTTAAGTTTTCAGTTCGTTTAGCAATATTATAATCTAAACGCTTCATTTGCTCAATACCTAACACAGCATTTATTTCTGTACTTCTCATATTAAATCCTGCTACAGCAAATGTAAATAATGGATTTAATTCTGGGTAATGAGATTGGTAATGGGATTGTAGTTCTTGAGATGCCTCACGTGTCATACCATGAGAACGGAATAATTTAGCTAAATCATGTAGTTTATTATCATTTACACAAACAACACCCCCCTCAACAGTAGTAATATGATGACCAAAATAAAATGAAAATAAAGATATGTCTCCATAACTTCCTACTTTTTTATCTTTAAAAGTAGCACCATGAGACTCACAACAATCCTCAATTAATAATAAATCATGTTCTTTAGCTATGTTTATAATTTCATCTGTTAAACCATTAAAACCTAAAGTATGAACTAAAACAATTGCTTTAGTATCTTTAGTAATTGCTCGTTTAATATTCTCAGCAGTAATTGCTAAACTACCCATATCAACATCAACAACAACTGGGGTCATACCTAATTGAGCTACAGATGCTAAATCACTTACCCATCCAATAGGAGGAACAATTACTTCACCAACACCTTTTAATTCTTTAACCATAGCAATTGAAATATAATTTGCTGATGCTCCTGAATTAACCATTACTGAGTGTTTTACTCCTAACCATTCTGACCAAATTTTTTCAAATTCTTTAACTTTAGGTCCATTAGTTAATCTTTCACCACTTAAAATAAAATCTGATAGTACTTGTCTATCAGTTGGTGATACGTTATCATTTATTAAAGGCCAATTAAAATTATTTGCTTCCATAAAATTCACTATGTTCAATAATTAAAGTAGATTTATCACTATTATAAGCATCATAAAATGCTGAATAAATTTGTTCTGGTTCTATTAATTCAACAACATTAACTTCAGTTAACATTTGTCTAATAGCTTCAGTATGGTTTTGAGTATGTTGTGGTCCAGCACTAAAAGGTACTTTTGAACCAACTGCTACTCGAATAATAACTTTAGGTTTCATATCTCCTTTAGACATATCTTGCATTTTATCCAAATGATTTACTAATTGATTTAAACCTAAAATAAAGAAATCAAATCTAGGATAACAAGTTACTGGTACCCATCCTTCTAGGGCCATTCCTGTTGCTATACCTAATTGTAATTCTTCAAATACAGGTAATTCAACTCGTTTGTCTTGAGGAACTTTAGCCATTGTATTTGAAATAGCGTGTCCACTAAAACCAATTGCTTGGCCCATAAAAACTGTATCTGGCTTAGAACCAAGCCATTCCATTGCTGCGTCTAATTCGTCTTTGTATCTCATAATTAAAAATTAACCCATTTACCTGTACCATGATGAGGATATTCCATTTTGTAAGAATAATAAATTACATTCTCAGGAACATCCATTCTTTTACCCCATGCAATATCTGTAGGTGTGTGAACACTTAAGTTATTATCTTCAACTACAAATTGAAGAGGTATATTAAAGTTTTGAGAGTATTTATATGCTTCCCAAAATAAACCTGTTTCCATAGTCATGTCTCCAATAAAACACCAAACACGACGTGGTGAATTTTTTCTTTTAAGACCCATTGCTGTTCCTAATGCAATTGGTATAATACCTCCTACTATTGATGAAGCATAAAAATTAGGATTAATATTATTTGTTCCCATACTTCTACCTTCACTAATCCATTCAAATAATTTTTCAGGATCAACTCCATGTAACAAAGCATGATAATGATTTCTCCAAGCTGAAAATACCCAATCACCGGGATGGATGTATTGGAATAGTTCTATTAGATGTTGTTCGTTGTTTTTAGAGAGATGAACGGGACCTTTAACTTGAGCAGATTCGTAAGCATTTTTTACTCGATCTTCAAAAGCAATAAGTTCTTCCGCTGTAATATTTACATCTCTAACTTTTTGATAATGTGAGGGAATATTCATAAACGTGTATTAATATAATAAATTTATTTTGTAAATCCAAGTTATCTGTCTCTTCCTTGTAAAATAGGATTATCAATAGGCCATTCAATTCCTAAATTAGGGTCATTCCATTTTAAAGTAAATTGATCTTCTACATCTGGATATTTACCTGGATAAGCCCATTTGTAATGGAAGATTGAATGTTCACTCATTACACAAAATCCATTCCCAAAACCAGGAGGTAATAAAACTGATTGTCTAGTTTTGTCTGATAACATCATACTTGTCCAGTTACCATAATTCCGTGAATCAGGTCTGTTATCAACTACTACAAAGTATAATTCGCCATATAAACACTCTATTAGTTTCCATGACTTAGTGTCTCCATGAATACCTCTTAAAACATTTTTTCTAGAGGTAGATACTTTGTCATGATTAAATTTTAAATCGGTTCTTGGAAACTCATCTTCTTTCCATAATGTCCATAATTCACCTCTGAAATCATAATGAACATTGTGTTTGTAAATCCCTACATCGGGCAGTACTTGTACTCTCATAAACTATTTAATTCTATAAAACTGTTAAAAAATTGACTTATATTATTTTCAAATGTATCTTGCTTAACTAATTCATAATTATATTCTACATAAGGTAACATTTGTTGATATAACTCGGGAGTTAAATCATTTATTAATTTAATTAATTGTTCTGGTGTATCAAATCTTAATATACCTCTTTCATCATATCCAAAATCACTGATATTGGAACAACCCCAATAGATTGGAATTGTTTTAGTAGCAAAATTATCTCCTATTTTATTATACCAATTTTTATAATTTACATTTTCAATCACAACGTTGAACATAGAAGTATCAAATAATGTTCTTCTACCATAACTAATAGGATCAACACCTTGAGGAATATGAGATAAATCTTTAGAATATTCAGTATAACCAGGTCTTGTATTTGTTTCTAAATCATAATCTTCTAAGACATAATACCATTTTTTAGGTATAGTAATTTGGTCTTTTAAATCATATACTTTATGTCTTAAATTATGACCTTCAACTAATTTTTTAGTTCCACATAAAAAAGATACATTAAACTCTTTAGTATTAAGATTATTAATATAATCATTATCTAATGTTTGTCCACTATAAGTAAAACAAAATGTATTATCTAAAGTAGATAATAATTTTTCATTCCACGTTAAAATAGCTGTAAAATAATTTCTTATTTTTAAAGCATTATCGTGAAGACCAAAAAATTCATTTGGTTCATGAAGAAATAAAAAATTATAAGGATTAATTCTTAATTCCTCTATTGATGTAGGAAGTCTATCGTACCAAAAAGTAAAAGGCTTATCTTTATATTTTTCCTTAATAAAAAGTAAATAAGGATCAGATTCAGAATCTCTGAAGTTTGAAAATATAACCATTAGTTTGTTTTTTATTTATTAAAAGATACAATAGAATATCTAGGGTTCAAAGCATATTTTTCTACTGTACTAACAAAATGAGGAGCTCTAAATACTTTATTATTTAATAATACTACTCTATTAAATTTAGGAAATACCGATTCACAGAATTCTAAATCATCATGAGATAATACATTTAATATTCCTCCCCAATCCCATCTCCATTCTTTATTTACATAATAAATCATATTAATAGTACCAGCATAATCATCAATATGAGTTCTATAATAATCACCTGAATCTAATTTATAGCATCTAACATCATATTCACTCATTTCAAATGGGGAAATGTTTTTAAGAATAGGTACTAAATAATTATTAAAAGTGTTTTTAATTACTTCATTATTTTCTAAAGAAGTAGATCTATTAAATTTAGCTGAATAAGCTTCTCCTTCTTGGGGTAAAAATGGATTAGGGGATTTAAAAACATGGCTATAATGGTTTTCTCTAACTTGATCAAGTAAATTCCATTCTTGTTCTTGAACATAAAGCTCATGTAATTGATTAGCTAAATCTAAAGGTAAAACATTATCTAAATAAGTAAAACCTTTAGTATTTAATTCATTAATGTTTTTTGATGTATAAAGCGTTTCCATAACTATTAAGTGTGTTTAAATATTTTCTGTCAAAACCTAAATTACTTAGATAAATATCTAAATCTTTTAACAAAACACAATCTAAATAAATTTCTTTTTCATTTACTTCAGTATAAATAAAATCAAAATTATCTAATAAATCACCTAAACCTTTCAAAGCTAACAATTCTGCACCTTGAAGATCTAAAACTAATAAATTAAATTTATTTTCTATTTTGTTTTCCTCTAAAATGGTTTTTAATGTTTTTGTCTTTTTATCTAAAACCTTAACAAAAGATACATTTGGATGAAGATTTTTATGTTCACCTAATTCTAACATAGATGAACTTAAAGTGTTATTTGATATTTTAAAAGTTACTTCTTTACCATCTACATCACCTATGCATTCATTAATTAAATTTAATTCAGGTTTTGATTTTAAGTTTTCCTCAACTAAATAATCTATGGCCTCAACCCAATATATATTTTCATTTGATGTATATTTTAAATATACGTCTTGTTCTTCACATTTGTGAGCACCAACATGTAGTATTCCTTTAACATTCAATTTAAAGAAAGGAATTAAACTGTCGATTGTTTCTCCTGAATAGTTTTCTTTTATCATAATATATTTTTTTCTTGTAACATTTGTGCTCCTTTTGAAAGATATTCACTCATTTTGGCTTCAAATTTATCTCTTTGTTCTTTAGCTCCAATTTTAATTTTTAAGAAATCTTTATAATAATTAGTAAAATCTCTGTCTTTTAAAGGTCCTACTGAATATTCAAAAATTGTTTGACCTCTCAAAACATACTCTTGAAAATCTACACCTTTATTTTTAGCATAATCAGATAATATCATTGAATACCAATCCCAAGGTCCATATCCAGTCCAATCATCATGTACAGGACATAAATCTTCATAAAACGCTTTATTATAAATGTCAAACCAAATAGCAAATTTACTTTTATTAATAGGTTCAAGATACATATCTTGGTTTGATGTTTTTAAATCATGTCTAATATCAAAAATATCAGTTCCATTCCATTGTTCATAAGGTATATCCATGTATTTTTGATTAGTTATTTCATCCCAGGTCCAATCCCACATTTTATGTATTTCAGGAGTTACAACAAGATATTTATTGGGTACTAATCTAGCTGATTCTATTAATGAAGATAATAATGTTTCACTAAAATACATGTCTGGACATACTGGAATATAGTAATCATATTCTTCTCCATAGGCTATTTTTTGCATATCTAATAAACCATAATTCTCATCTCCATCATAAATTATAGAGTTGTGTTTATAGTCTTTTAGTAAAATAGCTAAATCATTATATTTTTTAATAAAAAATTCTTTTGGTAATTGGCTATTATCCCAATCAATTATGTAATTAGATAAATTTAAATGTGTATCTATAGTAACTTCAACATCGTTACTTATATAATATTTAGATTTTTTAAATTGAGTGTAAGATAATAGAGCATAATCTATTTGCCAAGGCATTATTAAATAAAATAATTTAACTTTTATCATAATTTTCCTTGTTTAATTTCTTCTACTATTTGAGCAATAGTCATTTTTCTACCAAATATATTCATTTCGTTTCTTACGCCCGATTTTATCATATTAACCCAATAAAGAAACTCATCCAAACTTAAAACATATCTTGTTGTATCCTGGATAGTGGGTTCAATACCTTCTTTTAATTGGCGTTTAAAGAAATTTAATATTGTATTAGGGGTTTTAGCCCACACACAAACTTCAATTCTAACAATAGTATAACTTTTAAAATTATCTCTAATATACTCTTCCATTTCTATTTTATGGTTAGTATATCTATCTTCTTTATAATAAATTCCTAAATTAGAAAAATAAACAATATGTTGGTCTGTAGGAATTGTTTTTAGTAAATCAAATTCACGTTTATATTCTTTTTCATCTGTACAAGCACTATTACTAACTCCAGAAGCAAAAAATATTAAATCATCTCTATCAGTAAGCACACTAGCTATACTACCATTTCCTATTATCATTTTGTTTCTCCTTCTGAAAATACTTCAATGCATAAAACATTATTATCATTTATCATAACCATACTTCCATCAGTACATTTAAATTTAGTAAATTGTCCTTGTTTAATAGAAGCAGATAAAATACCATGATAGGTTCTTTTAATACCACCTACAAAATGAATAATTTGAGTTACTACTTCACCTTGAGTATTAACGGTTGATTTCATATTTGGATATTTTTGACTCATATTGTATTATAAAAATTATTTTGTTTTTCTTGTTTTTCTATTGATTTATGATGAATTAAAGCTAGTTCATCTACTGCGGGTAATACTGTAAATTGTTTATAACCTTCAATCACTTCATGAACAGCATTCCTCCATTTTACATCTGGAGAATTTCTATAGATTCGTGTTTGATAATCAGGCCAATTTACTCTATTATTTTCATATCTCCAACCCCATTTTTGTATATGTTCCTGAGTGATACCACTTACGGTATTAATTCTAGGAACATAATACAAATCTACTTCAGGGTTAGCCTCAATAATTAGAGGAAGTGCTTCTAACATTTCAGGGGCAACTAATTCATCAGCATCAATTTGAAAGATAAATTCTCCTGAACAATGATTTTTAAGTTCATTTTTATATGAAGCAAAATCTTTATTAAGTGGATAAAACCAATGTTTAATTCCTTTATCAATAATAACACTTAATACATCTTCAGTATAGTTATCTTGATCAATCTGGATAATTATTTCGTAGTCAGGAGCTAAAGCTCTGTCTTCTAAATGTTCCAACAGAGCTTTTAATTCCTCTACTTCATTACAAACGGTGATTGCTAAACTAATCATTCTGGTAGTACTCCAATATATGAAAGGGCTTCCATATAATCACCTTGAGTGAAATGAGATATTGTAGTCATATCCATTCTCCACTCATAATATTGATCTTTTTTACCTGGTATTGGGTATTTGGTTTTTTCTTCTTCATTGACAGGAACAGCTTTAACTGCACTCCACATCCAATTTTCAGCATTTGAACCATTAGCAAACACCATACCTTGTTGAGGAAGATTTATTGCTGATGGCATCCATATTTTACCTTCTTCATCTTTAGACATTAAATCTTTATACAATTCAGGTAATGTTTCAATTTGAGCTTCATAAAAACCTTCACCTTCTTTCATTAATGAGTTAGTTTGAAAACCACACCCATAACAAAAGTAAGTTTTAATATCAGCATTTACTTCTTCAACATAACAAGCATCACTTCCGCAATGATCACAAATAATTAGATTATCCATTTTTTATTTCAATTTTTTTAGGTAATTCAATTTTTTTCAAAGTAGGAAGTTTAATTTCTACTTGTTTTGGAAATTCAGGAACAAATTGAGTTAAATAATTGTCAATTGTTTCTTTCATTTTTTCAAAGCTAAACATTGTTTTGCTTCTATAAGCTTGACGATTAGCACCTTCTTGATATTTTTTATAATTTTCAAATATATCTCTTAAATAAAAACCAATTTGACCATGATCAGGAGTAAACCATTGTGATTCTTTAATTAACCATTGATTAGCAGCACTTGGATGAACATTAGTTAATTGTCCTGATACCATTGGAACAAATTCAGGATTTAAGAAATCTACTTGACCTGACCAATTTGTAGTAATAATAGGTTTTTTAACTAAACTAAATTCAAGTAATGGACGACCAAAACCTTCTCCTTTAGTTAAATTAACCATTGCTTTTACTTTTGGATGATTATAAAGTTGATTCATTTCTTGGTCTGAAAATTCTCCATGTAATAGATAAACATTAGGTAAATTTTCAGAATTAACTGTTTTTTTAATTAATTTGATTTTTTTAATAATGTCTTCTCTATCCATATAAGAAGCACCAACTTGTGATGTTTTTAAAATCAATGCTGGTTTTTTGGATTTGTTTTTAAAGGTTTCAAAAAACGCTTTAATTAATAAACCTACATTTTTTCTATCTTCACCTAAATCTCCTTGCATCCAATGACCTACAAATAAGTAAGCAAAAGATTCTTTAACATTATTTAAATCAATATCTGTAATCTCTTTAGAATCAATAGGTAAATAAGTATTTAAATTTGCTCCTTCAAGTAATACTTCAACTGGTTTTTCTAATTTAATAAGTTTAACCATTTGGTTTGTGTTTTGATCTCTTTGTTCAAAACTAGATTCTTCAAATACTTTTTTAGAATGTTGAGAAGAAACAAATGTAACATCCATTCTATTTACACCTTCAATCCAGTCTGGAGCACAAATTGTGGTTTCAATACCAGCTGTAAAACCAATATTATATTTTCCAATTGGTTGGAATTCATTTGGAATTGTTACTTGAGCCCAAATTTCAGGTTGTTTAGGTAATTGAGGAGTAGTCAATAAATGTTTTTGTAAGAAACCCCATTCCTCAAAATGATCTTCTATAAAATTCCAAGGTGTACCTCCCCAACGTTGAGGTAAAATTTGTACATTGTATTTATCAAGCTCAATAATAGCTTTAACTAAATCTCTAGAACGAGCTCCATACCCACTATAGGTATCAATAGGACAACTAATTATAAATAACGGTTTCATTTTAATATAATAATTTATGATTTAAAGTTCTGTCTGGATATTCATTAACATTAATTAGTTCATATTTTTCTCTTGGTTTCCAAGTGTTAAATAATTTATCCATAGCATTAATAACTCTTTCAGCTTGGTGTTCTGAGGTGAATCCTGCTTCATCACTTAAAGCCCATTCTCTACCTTTTAATCCTTTTTCTTCGCGTTGTTCAGGAGTTAAATTATAAACAGCCATAATTTGTTTAGCAGCATCTTCTGGATTACAAGTATCATCCCAAATATAAGGAGTTGGAGGAGAACCAACTAGTGTTCTTGAACTTGGAAATACGGGAAATGCCCACTCACCATGCTTTTTAAAAGTACCATTATGATTTGAAGGTATTTCAGGAGTAGGTGTAAACCAATTTCCATCTTCATCTTCAAATCTCATTTGATCTTGCATACCTCCGGTTACGTTAGCAATAATAGGTCTACCTGCTAAAATAGCTTCTGTTAAACTTAATCCCCATCCTTCATTAGATGTTAATAAAATTTGAGCATCTGTACTATTATATAACATATTCATTTGATTAGCATCAAATTTAGCATCCGTAAATATAACATTATATTTTGGCTCGCTACATAATAATTCTAAAACAGCATCTAAATCAGTACCATGTTCACTAATACGTTCTGTATGTAATACTAAAGCACATTTTTTAGCTTCAGATTCAGGTAATTGATCAATAAAATACTTATAAGCTAAAATTGTATCAGGAATTTGTTTACGTCTAATGTTTCTAGAATTAAATAATAAAGCAAAATTATATTCTTTACCTTTAAACAAATTTTTCTTAAATTCTTTTAATGCGGAATCATTTTTATCTAATGGTTTGAAAATTTTATTATTTAAACCATGAGGAACATAAGTAATAATTTTATTATCAGCTTTAGTACCTAATACTAATTTATTAATATTAACAGTTTGTTTTGAAATACCCATTAACAAATCACAAGCTTCATAGTATGGTTTATTATAAAGTGGTGCTGGATAATCATCCCAAATGTTTAAATATGTAATTGGAATATGTTTTCTGATTTCATTTTCGATTTGAAATAACCATACAAAATAACGAGGATCAGTAATCAACATAATAGCATCTGGTTTTTCGAATTTAATAAGTTGTCTAATAAATTCAGCATCTCCATATCCATCAACAGGATATAAAAATACAGATGAATCATTAATACCAGCATTTGTATTAGTATCCACACTTAAATCAAATCGTTGTCCTTTTTCTGGGTGTTGAATAGCTCCTGCCACGTTTACCCAATTAAAATGATGCGCTGTATGAATAACTATTTCTCTAGCAACTGTTGCAATACCTGAATGAACTCTAATGTCATCACAGATAAGCAAAATCTTTTTCCTCTGTTCAGGAGGTAAATAACCTAATTTATCTTTCATGTAACTAATTTTAATCTTTAATGTCTAAATTGTTGTGGCTGTGCATTTTTTTTCTAAAATCTTCATCAGTAATATACAAATGAATAGCTCGATCAGCAAGCTTTTGTAAAGAAAATTTGTACTTAACACAATTAATTTTGAACTGTTCAAATAACTCGCTCTGTACTTTCACAGAGGTTAATGTCATATCCTTTTTATTTGTCATAGCTTTTATTAATTTAATATCGTATATAAATATATTAGGATCTATGAAGATATACCTACTGGACAAAGTTCTTTATTATTTTTAAATGGACAAAAAGTACAATTCCATTTATCTGGATTTGGATTGAATTTAGTTTCTTTAAATGAACTATCTTTGTTAAAAATATCTTCGATAAATGAATCTATGGTTTTAATTGCTTTATTTATTTTTACTTTACCACTTGCTGGAATGAATTCTTGTACTCTTGATATTGGATAAGGAGATTCTTCCCATATTTTTCTCTTAACTATAAAAAATTCTATGGAAATATCATCTTCAGGTATTCCATATTGTTGAGAGAAAAATTTCTTATATAAAACTAATTGAAGTTGTTTTGTTTCATCTTTTTTAGTTTTATCATCCCAACCCTTAGTAGATGTTTTAATATCTACAATTTTGAATTTATTAGTTGGTTCATGATATAATACCACGTCTAAATAACCTTTATAAACAATATTTTTAAATTCTGGATGTGGATTTAAAACAATAGGTAATTCACATCCTACTAAAAACCATCCTTTTTTACCGAAATAACCACCTCGTTTTTTCTTGATGAAGTTTAGAATTTTCATTCCATCTTCAAAATATTCTCTTAATTCAGCAGGGTCTGTAAAGTGAACTTTACCATTCTTTTTATATTCAGATTGGTAATTTTCCCTAATTCGGTCTTCAAAATATGTTTCTATATCAATTCGGTCAGCAGCAGCACCACTTTCCTCGTATATAGTTGTTATATAATGTTGTAATACCTCATGTAATGAAGTTCCAAACAATGTATGTATAGAAGGTTCATACGTGTAATGACCGTCTCTATATTGTAAAGCCCATTTATGAGGACAACCCAAAAACATAGAAATCTGGCTATATGAAATGGTTTTTTCAAAAGCGTAATTGATTTCTTTTTGTTTATGTTTTTGAATCTGTTTTACTATTTGTGGTATTTTTTTCTTTTTACCCAAAACTATTTTTTTCCTTTAAGCATTTGGATTGTTTTTTCCAAATACAAAGCTAAATCCATTGCCTCTTCTTTTGCGTGTTGTAAATAATCAATTACAGATAAATCTGTTCTATCCATAGTATTATTGTATTTTTCTTTACCCATTTTAGCTCGAGTAATATGCTCATCAATAACTGAATCAACTATGGAATCGGTTTTGATTATTGTTCTAGTTTCGGGGTGATTAAATCGATCCCCATACAATTCACTATTTTTTGTCATTGAATTTCTTTTAATAATTTTTTAATTTCTTTTTCTTCTACTCCTGATTTCTCTAAAATATATCCTACTCCCTCTTTTTTCAAAATATAAAGATAATCTTCTGCTTCACCTAAAGAAATGGTATAATAATCAGCAATATATTTAAGTATTTTTTCATTAGGTTTCTTTTTAGAACCTTTTATATATTTTAACCAAACGTTGTTTTTAGGTATCATACTGCAGTAAAATTGATATATTTTTTCTTTATCATTTTGAGGTAAGGTTTGAGCAAAATTGGCTACCTCAATATAAGGTTCATACATACTAATGTATCTATGAACCATATAAGGGTTAAATTGCTTTTGGTCATCCTCATTAAATGAAGACCATTGTTTTTTTGTTCCAGTAATTTCTTTAAGCCAATCAAATATTGTCACCGCCGTATTCTTTTCTTAATTCCTTAGGTAATGTTTCAAGTAAGATTTCTCCACTTTCTACATCATAAAATACTGGAATTGGAATAAGTGCATCCTCATCTGATCCGACTACGAATCTAGATACTTTACGTAAGATAACTCCTTGACTCCAAATTTTACCACCTGATGGAGTTTCTACTGAAGTGGTTTTAGATAAATCGATGTTTAAATTTAGCTGATTGTTTTTCATATTCTTTTATTTAGTTTTAATGTTTCAATAATTCTGGAAATAGCTGACATGAAATTAATTTCTAAATCTACTCTAAAATTAGATTGATAAAGGCATTCATTAATGATAACTGCTATTTGTCCTTCACACCCCACAGCATACTCATTTGTATTTTCATATAGGTGTTTAAAAACGTCTTCAAACGAGGACATATCATTGTCCGCGATAATCTGTCTAATAGTATTAAATGTTTTATTAGACGGTTTCTTTAATTCATTTAATATTTTACTTTGAACATCCTCATTTTTACCTAAAGTAGCAGGTAATGTAAGTTTATTATCAACAATATATTTTTGACAATCATTAATAATTTTTCTAAAATCAGGATATGAACTATTTACTACTGAGGCTAAATCTTCTAATTTAAATTCAATATTTTCTTGATTTAGAATTTCATAAACATGTTTTGCAACTACCTTTTTTGATGGAGGAGTTAATTTAAACTCTTGTAATCTACTTCTTAACGGTGGAATTAATCGTTCTGGATAGTTACCTGTTAAGATAAAACGGGTTGTTAAGCTATATGTTTCAATCATATTTAAAAGCAATACTTGTGATGCTTGTAAAATATGAGTTGATTCATCTAAAATAACAATTTTTAAAGGTTTAAAACCACGAGCAGAAGCAAATGAACCTACTTTTTCTTTAATATCATCCATACCTCTGTTTTCAGTGGCATTCAAATAAATAAAATCACAATCAATACTGTTAACCAATATTTTAGCCAAAGTAGATTTACCTGAACCTTGTAATCCAAAGAAACCTAAATGAGGGATGTCTTGATTAGTAATAAATTCTTGAATCTTTTCACGAATTTGATCATCACAGATATAAGTGTCAAGTGTTTTGGGTCTATATTTTTCTACAAATATAGTATGTTCTTTAATAGTCGCCATAGATATTGTAACGTTTTGGTTCTGGTTCTTTAATTTCTACTTCTTGTGGTAATATAGCATACAATTTACCTTCTTCCAAATTTAATCGAAAGGCTTTTGGTTTAACTGTAGCTATTTGAAACCATGCTTCTAAAGCATCTGTTATAGATTTTTGAACTTCGTTAACATTACTTACCTTCCAATTATCTCCTGGAGGCATACGATAAGCGATTTCAATTAATTTTTCTTGGATTTCTGTTTTGCTCATAACTTTATTTGTTCTATAAGATAAGGCAGTAGGTCTTCATATCTCCAATTTACTGTTACATAATCAGATTTCATCAAACCAACATACAAATAGTTAGTTCCAGGCACAAAATAGAAATCTTTAATAACATAATTGATCTCTTTAATTTGAATTGTTTTGCCTATAAGACCTACTGCATCTCTCATAATATTTAAATTTACATCATTCCCATCATATCTCCAAACCCTCCGTCATCTTTCTTATCTTCGGGTTTGTCAACTACAACAGCTTCTGTTAATAATACTGTTCCTGCTACTGATACTGCATTTTCAAGTGCTGTACGAGTTACTTTAGCTGGATCAATAATACCTTCTTCTTTCATGTTTACAAATTCATCTGATTTTAGATTATAACCAATCCAATATTCAGCCATTCTAATTTCATTCATAGCATGAAAAATATATTCTTGATCAATACCAGCATTAGTTAAAATTTTCTTAAATGGGGCACCACAAGCTTTATAAACAATATCTGCTCCAATAGAATCTCTTTCAATATGTTCACGAGCATGTAATAAAGCAGCTCCACCACCTGGTACAATACCTTCTTCAAGAGCAGCTTTAGTTGCTTGTAAAGCATCATCTACACGGTCTTTTTTCTCACGCATTTCAGATTCTGTAAATCCACCTACGTGTACAATAGCTACTCCACCTACAAATTTAGCTAAACGTTCTTGTAATTTTTCTTTTTCATATGGTGAAGTTGCATTATCAATTTGAGTTTGTAATTCTTCGATTCGAGCAGTAATTTTATTAGCATCACCCTTACCATCAACAATAGTGGTTTCATCCTTACCTACAGTAACAACACGTGCTTGACCAAACCAATCCCAACTGAATTTATCAAGTTTCATACCTTTTTCAGTACTGAATACTTGTCCACCAGTCATGATAGCAATATCTTCAAGTAATAATTTTCTACGATCTCCAAAATCAGGGGCTTTAACAGCAACTGTTTTCAAAATACCACGAGCCTTATTTACAATCAAAGTAGCTAAAGCCTCACCATCAATATCTTCAGCAATTAAAACTAAAGGTTTATTTTGATTTGAAACTGCCTCTAAAATAGGTAATAATTCTTTTACAGTAGTAAATTTCTTATCAGCAATCAAAATGTAAGGATCATTGATAGTAGTACTCATTGAATTATTATCAGTTACAAAATAAGGTGATTTATAACCTCTATCAAACTGCATACCTTCTACTGTTTCAAGATATGTTTCTCCGTTTTTAGATTCTTCAATAAACACAACACCTTCACGACCTACTTTCTGCATTGCAGTAGCAATCAATTCACCTACTTCAGGATCATTGTTAGCTGAGATAGTAGCGATTTGTTTTAATTGTTCTTCAGATGAAATATCTTGTTTAATTTCATCATGTAAAGCTCCAATTACTTGTTTTACAGCAGTATCCATTTGTCTTTTAATTTCAACTGCATTACGGTCATTACTTAATTCTGTTAAACCAGCTTTAATCATTTCTGATGCTAGTAAAGTAGAAGTAGTAGTACCATCACCAGCTAATTCTGCTGTTTTAATAGCTGCTTGTTTAACTAATTGAACACCAACTTCTTCCATTGGATCTTCTAAAGTAATAGATTTTGCTACAGTAACACCATCTTTTGTAGATTGAGGAATACCTCCATTTGCTATCACTACATTACGTCCATTAGGACCTAAAGTAGCAGTCACAGCATTAGATAATTTTTCAATACCTTCTGCTAATTTTTTACGTCCATCTGGACCGAATTCTATAATTTTGCTCATGTTAATTAATTTTTGCTAAAATATCATTTTCTCTACCAATCCAATATTCTTCACCTTCATAATCAAATTTAGTGAATCCCATTGTAGGTAATACAACAACATCTCCTTCTTGTAAAATAGTATCCATCCAAGTTCCAGTAACTGAATAGTAACCATTACCTACGGATACAACTTTACCTGTTTTATTTTTTTCATTTCCTAAATCTGGAACGATAATTCCACCATATGAAGTTTCTTCTACTTCTACTGGTTTTACGATAACTGCGTTAAAAAGTGCTTCTAATGACATGTTAAATATTTATTGTGTTATTTAAAGTTTCGATAAGTGATTTGTATTCGTCAATATATTCTTTTATTGACTCATAAGATTTACTATTGATTTTATCTTTAGTAATAGATTTCAAAGCAGATGATAAATTACTGTAATGACCTACAATTTTGGTGTATTCTTTACCAGAATCACTATAACGGGCATCAGGTGTTACTCTAATGTTAACAGTCATACAGTTGTCATCCATTGAAATGAAATAGGGTTCCATAATAGGATCAGTAATAAATCGGGTGTATTCTTTTTCAGTACTCATAACCGGAATATAATAAATCTTTATTGCTCCTCCAAATTTGTTTCAACAGGAGGTAATTCATTTATTGGCTCATCTTCAATAATTTGAGCCTCTTCAATTAAACGACAAAACCAATACAAACCGTCTTTTCTAAAAACATTTGTTGTATTTGTGTATCCTTTAAATAAATTTGTATCTATTCCTGTGTGTTCAGGAATTTTACGTTCGACTGAATATAAGTCGTCTCCAACCTTGATTAATTCAAAACCCATACTTTATAATAAATATATTATTTATATTTCTTTTGCAACCAGGTAATACTCACTTTTAATACTTCCGTTATCAAATGCAAGTTTCATTACTCCATCCAAATTAATTCCCATAATACAATTAGCTACATCCTTATTACAGTACATAATTTCTTTAATTAAATTAGAATTATAATGAACTTTAAACATTGGAGGTAAATCATTTGTTTCAATATTAGGTAAATAAAATGATACTTTATTTGAATGTTCAATATTACCACCAAATAACATTTCCAATTGTGTTTCTAAAGTAGCAGCGTTTATAACAGGTTGAAATACAACTGTATCGGTTTCCGCAAGAGCTGATTTTGCTCGCACTATAGCATTTATACTTTCATTATCTAACGTAGCTTCAATGTTGTATTGCTCATCACCAACATATTCACCTGATTTGGGGATAATCATTAAGTCTGCTAAAGAATAATTTAAAGTAAATTGATTATCTGCTATAATGAGTTTAGTAATTAACTTATGTTGTTTAACATAACTCAACTCTAAATAACCATTTGTAATAGCAAGTAACTTATTTAATTGAGAAGTATTACTAATACCAATTGATGAATCCTCTAATTCAAAATTATCACAAGTTACAACTCCAATCATTGTTTTGTCTGGGGCTGTAAATTTGATGGTTAATTTATTGTCTTGAATATCCCACTTAACGGCCTCATTCATTCCGTTTAAGTAATACTTTGAAATAATACTTACTAAATCTAATTTATTTATCATATTTAAAATTTAAAAAATTTGTTTATGTTTTGGTTTAATACTACAGCTCCCCATCCTAAATCGGAATATAATGACTCTAATTTGTTTTTCATAACTCCATCAAAAAGACCGTCTCGATCTATGTATTTTTCTATAAATTCCATTAATTCTGGAGGGTCATTATAACCATTGAAACCGACAACATCAATTCTATAAGGATTATCTTTTAAATAAGCAATATACATTTTATCACCTATTTGAAATGTTGGGAATTTTTTATCTAATCCCTTAAATTTCAAGATATCATTATAGTAAATAGCTGCTTTAGTATTAATTGGACATTTGTTACCTAATCTAGAAAACACTTCACCAGCTCTTGGAGGTGATGCAATATATTCTTTTAATTTTTTAAGACCTGTTGGTTTCAAAATTTGTTTCCAATCAATTGTTCTTAATGATGTTCTAAAATCAAGTACTTGTTTATCAATGTCTACTTTAGGTTTACCAAACATAATTTCATTAATAATATGTTCACCAAATTTTCTGAATAATGGAGGGAAATTTGATTTCATCAAATCTAATCCTTTAACATCTAATTCATCTGTTGGAACACCTTCTTTATTAACAATATGTTGGGCGTATCTTCTCTTACCTGCAAAGTAACCTCTGTCAAGTACAACCTCTTGTTTTAATTCAAAATAATGAGGTTCATTAGGATATTTTACATTAAACAATTCTTGTACTAAAATATGTAAATTATCATTTGCTAATTTTTGTACCTCAGTAGCAACTTTAAGTACCTCTTGTACAATTGTTTCTTGATCTGCAGTAGCTAATTCTGGTTTACGAGATAAAATCAAGTCTTTAACTTGAATAAACAATGAGTCAGTATCTGAGGTAACAATATAATCTTTATTATCTGTACCTAATTCCTTATTCATCCATTCATTTACAAATTTAATTGATTCTTGAGTTAATCTTTGGCCTGTTAAAGTAATTGCTTTTGAAATAAACTTATTACCATCAGTGTATCTCCAACCATTAATAGCAAACACACCATAAACGTCATTCAATTTAATTTTATAAGCATGTTGACGTTTATCATAAAACGCTCCCATTACAGGGTCCTTATCAACCTTATAAGCATGTTTCATTAAACGTTTATATTCTTGACGTTTAGCAAACCAGTCAGCTAAAATCTCACAAACAACACTTAATTTGTCTTTACGGAACATTACCCCAGGTGCAGAAATATACAAATCATTTTTTTCAATAATTTCAATTAATTCACCTACTTTAATTTTAGAGGCAGCAATTGTTCTATCTTTTCTAATTTTTTCAATATCAACAATTCTTTCAGGGTCCATTTGTTTTAATTCTTTTAATGACCACTGATTGTCAAATTTACCACTATGAACAACTCTACCAACTAATGTTTCAATTCCCATATTAAGAGAACGAATAATTGAAGGGTACAATGAAGTAAAGTCTAAGTCAATAACCCATTCATATAAACCAGGTACAGGGTCTTTTAAATAACCCCCAGCATATTCAGCTAATAATACGATTTCGTCATATTCATCTTTAGAAATATTACCTCTTTCATATTCAAACTTAGCTTTTTTAACACTAATATCTCTTAATCCTGGATTGTATGTGGTTGGTTTGTTAGGTGAAACTATTCCTTTACGTTTTAGGTAAGTTAGAATAGCTCCATCATTTAATATAGTTGAATAGTAAATTGTATTATATTGAGTATGACATAAGTGACAAATGTTAACTGTTAATTCAATATATTTTTGTGCTTTTTCTAATTCAACAATAATTTCTACGTCACGTAAGTTATAGTCAATAAACTTATCTACATCCTCTACAAATAATTTATCAAGTGAACCATCATAATCAATTTTACCTAATTTAACATACTTAGTACCAATATCACCTAAACGATAAGATGGTTCTTGTTTTGTGATAAACTTTTTAAATAACAACATATAATCTAAATGGTTAATACCACCAATAGTTAGCGGATCATCACTGTTATATTCGTTGTATATAATTTTGTTTATTGGAGACAGGTAAGATGCTGTTTCTTCACCTAAAATTTGTTTCATACGGAAATACAAATAAGGCATATCGAAAAATGCACTATTCCATCCTGATGAAATTGTAGGGTCTAATTTAATCCATAATTCTAGGAATCCATTTAATAATTCTTTCTCATTAATATAAGGAATAATTTCTTTATAGTTATGAGATTTAGGACTCATTATTTGTTTTTCATCTAAAACTAAACAATAATATTTTTTAGAATTATTGTCATAAAGAGCAATAGATGTAATTTTACCTTTAGGATTTCTAATATTTTCAGGTGTTAATGCTCCTGCAATTTCACACTCAATATCTAAAAATACAATGTTGTGGAATTTAGGAGTTTCATCTGATTCATAATAATAGTCAACTAATAATCTAGTATCCTTATCTACATCTTTTTCATAATATTTAGGGTCTTTCCAGTTATCCATTTTCTTAACTGGAGATACTGTTGTGCCTTCTAGGGTTACAAATTCACCATCAGGATCGGCTATATAAAAAGTAGGATAATGTTGAATAGTTTTAAATCCATCCCATCTATCATCACGTAAGTAATATTGTCTTTCTTCTTTATCGTAAAATACTGCTTGATACATGCAATGTGAATATAAGAAAAAGGGCTCAGTCTCCCAAGCCCTAAATTAAAAGTGTTTTTAAAATTACTTACCACTTGAACCAAATCCACTATCACCTCTACCTTGATTTGCTTTAATAGATTCAAATTGATTTTCATCTACCTCAACAATTTCATAATCAGGTTTAGGAATAACTGCTATTTGAGCATAACGTTCACCTTTTTCAATAGTTACAGGTTCTTTACCTACGTTGTAAATTTTTACACCTAATGGTCCTGTATAACCAGCATCCACAGTTCCGTAGTGAGGAATAAGAGGGAACTTAAATCCTTTTGAAGAACGTAATTGAATTTGCATCCAATATTTTTCTGAATCGTTTATTACTAAACGTAATCCATTTGGAACTACTGCTGATTCACCTGCAGGAATAGTTGTTGTTTCAGTACAAGTAATGTCAAAACAAGCTGATGTTGACCCATATGCTACAGTTGGAATAACTGCATCTGGATGTTCTTTATATGCGAAAATTTTTACCATATCATTTTAGTTTATTTAGGACTTTATCCCAAAATTTGTCTAATTTGTCTTTTCTAGCTTTACAACCACAATCATCATATCCCATTTTTTTAGCTATAAAAAGAGCAATTCGGTGGCCTTGTCCAAATGTAATAATACGAATCATTAATTCAACAAACCCACCTAGCTTCATTAGATTTGGTGTCCTCCGTTATTTATTTTGATACTATCAAAAAATTCTTGACGAGCTAAATTATTGTTATCAATAAACACTCCTGATGCTTTGGTAGTAACCATTGAAGCACCTTGGTGTTTAACACCTCTACAACTTACACAATTGTGTGTTGCAACTACAGTTACAATAACACCTTTATTACCTTCAGTAATTTTATCTACTGCTTGATGAATTGCTGATGTTAATTGTTCTTGAATAGCTCCTCTACGTCCAAAATGCTCAACAATACGATTTAATTTACTTAAACCAATTACAGAACCACCTTCACCTACTACATAACCAATATGAACTACACCTCCAATAGTTTGGTGGTGATGTGAACACATACTAGTTAATGGGATGTTTCTTTCAATTACAATACCATCATAACCATCTGAAGGGAATGAGGTAACATCTGATAAAGAATCATATCTACCTTTCCATAAATCAAATACATACGCTTTAGCTACTCTACGAGGAGTATCGGATGAATTAGGATCATTTCTCCAATCGCATCCTAAAGCATCTAAAAACTGACCATATGCTTCTGTTGCTTTATCAACCATTGCCCATTTTTCCTCGTCGGTTAATGGAAAACCAGGAGCAACTCCGTTTGCATATCCTTGTTTAACTACTTCTAAATCTAATTTAAATGTCTTATTATTCATAACTTATTTTCAATATATTAATCTTCAGGTAAATAACCAAGTATATGTGGAAGATTCCTTTTAGTACCATCTGCTGCATCTAAACCATATCCTACTAACCAATGCTCATTAGTTAATTCAAAACCATAAATCAAATTATCTGTATTTGAATAATGTTTTTTGAACAATGTGATTGGAGTTATTGATTTAGGATTATAAGCTTTAAGGTGGTGGATTAATTTATTCATAGTATTTCCAGAATCATAAATGTCATCTACTAAATAAACATCTTTCCCTTCAATATCTACTTTAAGTGCATCTACAATAAGTACTTCACCCTGTTTAGTTCCTTGGTAAGATTTCGCACTTATAAAATCTATTTCGCAATCACCTACTTGTTTTACCAAATCCGTAAAAAACATGAATGCGCCGTTTAAAACGCATATAAACACGGGAGGTTCACTGTGGTTATTCTTTTTAATGTTGTAAGCAATTTCGCCTACTTTGTTTTTAATTTCTCTTTCTGTAAATAATGTTATCATAAAACTAATTTTCTCAAAACTTCTTTAATTTCTTCTGGTCCTTCAAATTTATGTTGACCATTTTGATCTTCAATTACTAAAGTTGGTACCCATTGCACATCATAATTTTCAGTAATTAACTCTTCTTCATATGTGTTAACCATTTTAATTCCTAAAGCCTCACTAAATTCAGAAACTATAGGTTTTAATTCAGCACATTTACCACATTCGTTTGTATAAAAAAATGTTATATTCATTCTTATAAATATTAAAGTTTAGCTGGAGGAGGGTTATATTGATCTTTTACTTGTTTTGAAATTGATATAGGCATACCTTCATCATCAACTCTTACAAAAGTCATGTTGGTTGCTAATAAAATTACTTCATCTCCTCTAAAAACATTATATGCTCTAGCTTCTACTCTAAAAGTAGCGGAAGTATTTCCTATTTTAGCTACTTCAGCATAAATCTTAACTAGATTTTTTTCGCGTGCTGGTTTTTTAAATACACATTCATCTATAGCGATTGTGATCATATTTTGGGATCTACATTTTTCCATTGCATAAGCGGCTACAGCTGCGTCTATCCAACTTAAAAGTTTTCCACCAAATAAATTACCATGGAAACCTAAATCTAATTTTTTAACTGGGTGTGTTGATAATAGATCCATATAATTCTCTTTTAGATGTCCATTTCCTTCCAACCTATCTCAGTCCAATCTAGTCCTTCGGGGTTATTTAAATCATACCCTATTAAATTTTCTTGTACCATTACTTCTGTAAGTAAGTTTTTATCAAATTTTTCACAAACATCTTCGTACTTACAAACACCCTTTAAAGCTCTTTGGTCTTTTACATAGCACATTAATTCAAATTTTTTACTAAAAATATCCATTTTTATTCTCTTATTTTTTTTTGTAACCAGGATAGGATTTGAACCTATATGTTCTTGTACTTCGAACTCGTAGTGTAGGCTCCGACTCCTACTCATGCTGCGTGACCTTACATCCATTCCTACTTAGCGTCTATCATTCCGCCACCTGGTTATTTATAATATAATAAATTTTATTTAATTTTCCAAATTTTTATTATGTTTTTTACTGTTGTTTTTTCTTGTAGTCCATGCTAGATTTTCTGGTTTTGTTGCTTCATATGGGGATAAACCTTCTCTAAAACATTGAGATCTAGGTTTGATATGATCTAATGTAGGATAGTCACCATGGCTATAATGTAGATTTAAATTATTTTTAATATAATCTCCACTAATATAATCATAACCATCCCAATTTTCTAACATCTGTTTTCTAATTTTTCTAGTCAACCAATCACATCTTTTCCAATATTGTTTCCATCCTGCTTTATCCCAATCAATAACATTTCCATTCTTTTTTCTAGTTTCTAATCCTTTTTTTATTGAGTTTTCATCTCTAGATTCTCTTGCTTTATTGGCTCTTTTAGCTAATTGAAGGGTTTGGGAGTTGGTTTTCATCCATTCTCCTTGACATTTATTAGAACAAAAAATATTTTTCTTATTTTTATGTTCACTATTAGGAAAATATCTAACATCTTTAAAGCAATAAGAACAGGGAGTAAATTGTCTATCTCTAGCTCTTGCTATTTGTCTACAATTAGCAGAACAATATTTACTCCCTTGTCCGTTTGATTTGTAATGTATTTTACATTCACTACATATTTGTTTATATCTACTCATACATTAATAAATATATGAGAATAAACCCTTCTTTATGTGTTGTAATCAGACTGCACGCCTTTGATCATAGCTTATGATATGATCTCTACCTGTCCA